GATTTCTAGTTTCTTCTTGATCTTTTACTTCGAAGCCATAATCATGAGATGCAAAATCGGTAATTCCATTTACTAACTCCCATATTGAAACGTTAGTTCGTGCATTTTGTTTTTGACCGTTTGATAATTCGGTTGGTTGAATACCCATTTTCTTGAATGAATTATAAGTTTCTCCATAAGGTATGAACGGTTGAATTGAATTATCATCGATGTTTGATGCATTCTTAATCATTGATATTCCTCTCTGCATTTCTGATAAAGAACATGGAGTGTTTGCAGCCATTTTAACTTTATTGATAAATCCTTGAGGTTGGAAGTTATTCTTTTCGATTCGTTCAAGGTTTTTATGAAATGCTTCCCAATCTTTAGGTTGAATGTTTGTCATTTTAATACTCTCTTCGAATTCTTTAGTTACCATTCCATTAGCGCACCATAATCTATATAGATATGGATCAACTTCTAAACCGTTATAAGTTCGAGTAAAGTTTAATCCTCCTTGGAAAACTTCTTGTTTTGAATCGAGATTTTTTCCTTTGATATCGAACTCAGAATTTGGATTTGTAGTTTTAACTATAATTTGACCGTCGTTATTTTGTTCGCAATTGTTTACGATAAGACCGTGTTTATCGATAGTAGTTTCGAGGATATCGAAGAAATTATCGGTACTCACCCAAGAACTTCCAGATTTATGAATTCGTTGAATGATTCGATTAGGAGATACAAGAAGAGTAACTGATATATTCTTTTTAACGGATATCGCATCTTTCATTGTGTTAAGAAGTGTTTGTGTGAATTGTTCACCGAATACATTATTGATTTTTCCACCGAATGTATTTGCTAAACCGAGAATACTCATTATATCTCGAACCGCTCGTTTACTCATTCCTAATTTCAAACCGCAGTAATCTACGTCGTTTAATGTTATGAACTTTAGTTCGGCTAAATTGATTTCCTTCCTTAAAGGTTGGTTGTTGAAAGCTGAGTTTTTGAAAGAACTCCAATGCTCTGAACTGATTTGTTTTGATAGATTCATTTATTGCTTTTTTTTATTGTGTTAGTTATTATATGATTGACTTATTGATTAGTTTCATTTTCTTCATTTTTAGTTTGCTCTTTTCGAGTGAACATCATATTGAATAGTTCTTCCTCTTTAAGCATATTATCTTTTTCTTGTGAGATTCGTTTCTTAATTTCTTCGTCTCTTTCTAAACGTTTGATATCGTAATTTACGCACCCAGTAGTAGATTCAAGATCAAAATAAAGTTTTTCGTATTGTCCACCTCTACGATTCTTAGTGAATTTAATATAACGATCTCCTGCAAATTCGTTTGAATAACGTAATTCGCACATACCGGTTGTATTATGTTTAAGTTTATTGGATCCTACGAAATTACCGCCTTTAGTTACTTGTTGAATAGCTAAGAATGATGTGTAATGTTTTCCTTTATTTTTTCCTTTATTATGAGTAACCATTAAATCGATAAACCATTTTTCTGCATGAGTTCGAGTTATTCGGTTAGAAGCTTGAACTGCTTCTTGAACTTCGATGAATGAATCGATTAGTACTAAATCCCAACCTAATTTGAATGTTCTCTCGATGATATCTTTCGGATTTGAATCGAGGTAATCGCATAAGAAGAGAGTTTCGATGTTTTTGAATTTTGGGTAACGTTTAACGTAACCGTGCATATCGATTTGATTCATTTCGCCAGATATGAATAATACTTTTTTCTTACCTCTACTGTGCTTTTGAACATCGGCGATAATATCTAACCCGAAGGTTGATTTTCCGATTCCTGGATCTCCAACTAACATATAATTAGTTGCCGGGTAAAACCCACCTTCGCTAGAAAACATATAATCAACCGGAGTTTTTGTTCTCATTGGTTTGAAGATTGCAGGATCGAATTTTACGTCCTTCATTTTTACGAGTTTCAATCTTGCTCTTTTTTGTGTTTCTGCCATGTTGTTGTTTTTGTGTTTATTATTGTTTTTTTGTTATAATTAAATATAATACTTTTTTAGTGAAATAAAAAATTTTTGGATACTTATTTTTCAAAAGTTATTAACAATCGATTTTAAGCTCTGGCCAAACGTTTATAATTGTTTGGCATAGTTCATATTCCTCTACATCGCAAAAATAATGAAGCATTGTTTCGACTTCAGGTAATGCACGTTCTATCGCCCAATCTTCTGGGAGAATACGTTGTTGTAAGATAAGCATCACTGTATCATGATTCATTAATTTTTGAGTTGCGTCCTCTTCATCATTTTCACATTTGAGTACAAAATCTAGATAATGTTCTTGTGTTGTATATTTGAATTCCTTTGTCATATTATAATGGTTATATGTTTTTTTATGAAAGTTGTTTCGCCTTTAGATCGGCTTTTACTTTTGCGTTATACTCTGACCATTTTTGTTTACTCCATGATGAAGATCCGTTAAGTGGATTGTTTGGATTATAGAAAGAAACTCTATGAGAAATTTGTTTTTCTTCCTTTAATGCAGGATCTCCGTGTTTCGCAATGAATTTTGCTTTATCTTCCTTTGAACGTTTAATTAGTTTTTCAACGAGTGTAAGTTCTCGTTTAGATGGGTTACGTTCTTCCCACTCTGATTTACGAATGATTCTTTTGAATTGTGAATAAATTACGTCTTGTTTTTCATAATCTGTTAATCCGCCTCTTGATGATTTTGCCATAGTTGTTTGTTTTTGTTTGTTATTGTTTTAATTATTATAATATAAATATAATACTTTTTTGTGGAATAAAAAAATATATTGATACTTATTTTTCATTTATTTTTGAAAGTTATTAACATTTTTGCATTCGTGTGTTAAGTTTAGGTTTTATTGAATTTATTAGTTCTGCTTCTTTCTGAAATGCGTTTTTCTTTCCTCTAACTAATGTTAAAATTTCACGATCAAAAGATTCTTTACCATATTTTCTGATTGATTCACTAATAGGATAATCTGCGAGTAATACAGCGGCTTTGTATATGTGACGAATCCACCTCGAACGAAGTGATTTTAAGTAAGCTCTACCCGATACCACAGTAACTCCAATATATTTTTCACCAGTTACGGTGTTTGTTAATTGGTATATTAAATGATTTCGGTCTTTTCGCTTTTTCCTCGTGCTCATAGTTTGTTTATTAGTGTTTTAATTATTATAATATAAATATAAAACATTTTGGTGGCAAAAAAAAACTTTTAGACACTTATTTTTCAAAACTTATTAACAATTGATTATAAACAGCAAAAGTCACTACATTTAGTAGAGACTTTATATCATTTGATCGGGATACCAATCATTATCTTCATCGTATGGATCAAACATTAGAAGTCGCTAAGATTTTGTTCATCAACAGCTTCTTGTATAACATCAATATCATCTTCTATTTTGAAAGACACATTTGCTTGCCATCTTTTAATTTCTTCACCATCCTTGAAAAGTATAATAGTAGGAACTACAACGATCTTATGATTTGTTTGCATTTTCTTATAAGCAACAATATCAACTTTAACTACATTACATTCTTCAAGATCTCCTATCCATGACACTGAGTTTGCATCATTCCATCCTGCATTAAAGTGTGCAACAGTAACTCCATCACCAATATCAATTGTTTGTGAGTATAGTGAAGTTCCTGTATAAAGGAATATCGTTAGAACTAATAAGTTTAAGTATTTCATATTGTTATCTAAGTTTATCTAACTTTTCTTCAATCCTCTTAATATCTTCCTTTATTTCCTTTACATCTTCTTGAGTAGTAAGTATAGTGTTTCTAATCATTTGATCTTTCATATCAAATTCCATCCGTGTTACTTCAGGGGCAGGTATCTCTATTACAGGTAAGTTTCTAGCTTCTTCTATATCAGCCTGTAATATAAACCACATCGATATGACGGTAGCCATAGCAGTTCCAATTGCTAATAAAGTTTTAATACTTACTTGAAATGCTGTATTTTCATTCAATTCCTTCGAGGCCATAATTATTGTTTCGAATTTTTTCTTTTATTATCTATCCTTACAGTATAATGTAATTTATTCCTACTGAAAAGTTGTGCCAGCTTCTATTCCAGTATTTATTATATTTACCTTCTAGAAATACACCTAAGTGCTTGTTAAATTTATATCCGAATATCAAACCACCTGAATAATCTAACCATTGTCCTTCATTAAATGCATGGTAAGAAAATTCATCTCCAGAATTATAATGATAAGGCATTAAATTACCCCATGAATGCAACCAAAAATCTTTTGTGTAATGATAGTAATCAAATCCTATAACTAACGAATGATTCCATTGTGCAGGTATTTCGCTTCGTTTTCTTTCGGTATAGTCAGATAATACATTTGGTATAACAACTGCTTCCCATACCTCAGTATTCTCAGCAATTAAATTTCCTGATGGATTGTAATATCCAACTCCTCCACTCCCGTCAAAGTCCATAGAATATCCTTCTTGAATTGCCAAATTGGTATAATGTAAATTACCATTAGATAATAACCATTCTTCTAAAGGATCGTATCCATAAGGTTCTGATACCCTTTGAACTGCTCCTATATTTAATGATAGCTTTCTACCAATTTTATACCTATATCTTTGAGAAGCTTCTGTGTATTTAATATCAGCAAAGCCATCTTGAAGATACTCCATTTTAATAATCCAATCATCAGCAACATATCGTAAGAAATGATGTTGATCTAAATAATTAATCCCTTGTATTCTTCGATAATCTGCTTCGAATAAAAATTCAAAT